ACCATTACGCTAGATAGATCTTGGGTGCCGGTGAAGGCAAGACCGCTTACGCCGCCGTAGCGGGGAGCACCGTAGTAACCGAACGGGAGTAGGGCGGCATCAGTTGCGCCAGCCTCTACGTCAGAGTTCATAACAACGTAGACGAATTTAGATAGGTTTCCGTAGTCTCCGTATTGCTTCAACTCACGGTCAGTCTCGCTCCACTCGTAGTAAGAGTCACCAATCTTTCTAGCAATAAAGTTGGGAGATGTGGGATCAAGTGTTAGGTTGTCGAATCTTTCGAGAACAGACACTCTTGAGTCTGTGTCTCTTAGGTTTCTTAGGACAACAGAGAAGGTTCCGTATTCAGAGGTCTTCGTGTTAGAGGGGCGGACCTGTTCGATAGAGATCTTAACATTTTTGTTTAGCCACTCGTTGTGTCCGCGATCCTTCAAGTAGAAGAGTTTCTGTGCGTTGGCGGGATTGTAAGAACCCGGTAGACCAAGGTCTTGACCGATGAACCAACCAGTTTGAGCCTTGAGTTCGTCTCTATCTGTCATGTCTGAAGGAGATGCGTCCGCGTTCTTTAGAGGAGCAATCATAGCAAATTTAGCGCCACTGAAGGTGTCTCTTATTTCTTGCTCAAATGTCTCTCCAAGCCAGTAAGCCTTTCTTGAGCCGCTCGGGTAGAAGCCAGTAGCGTCGAAGTTACCAACTTGCGGGTTAGTGTTGAACACCTTGCGGATAAACTTATCAGAACTGTCATCAAAGTTGAAAGTAATCTTCTCATCAGAGACGCCCGCAACATTAGAAGTAACAAAGGCAGTAAAGTCGCCGGATGAATTTTGTGTGTAGACACCGCCAACTGAAGCACTAGTGTTTGTGCTCTGTGCTAAGGTTCCAGACAGAAGAACGGCAGAGCCAGAGTCTATGTACCAAGCGGCTGCCAATGTTCCTGTGCCTAGTGTGGCAGCAGAAGAAGAGCCGAAAACCCATAGACCGTAAGCGCCGCCATTAGAGGCGAGCGCAGCGGCTGGAATGTTTGTTGTCTTCCAGCCGTTCTTACCAGTAGTAGCATTTAGGTTCTGCTCGCCGGCAAGACGAACATAAGTAAGGGGCGCAACATTTGACTTAAGGAAAGCCTTAGCAGCGTAGGTGCCGTACATTGGAGACTGGTAGTTACCATCGCGGTAAACATCGCCGCCGCCGTTTCCTGGGACTGTGTCTCCAAAGATTTCAACGAAATCGGAGTATGATTCGACCTTGATAGGCTGCATGGCGGGACCTCTTGCGGCACGACCAATAACTACTGGACCGATGGCGTCTGGTCTACGAGGACGGAAAGAGTTATCAATCTCATTGATAAACACGCCTGGGGACACAAACTTAAAGCTTTTAACTGACATTCTAGAAACCTCTCTTTGTAAAAATAATGCTAGATAGCATCGCTAATCATAGTTTAAATAGTAGTGTTGAAGCCCAAAACACTTCAGGATGTGTTTAGTCCATTAAAAAGTTATCGTTGCCTGCTGGAACAACTGTTTCTCGTGGATAAGTTATCTCTACTACACTTTCTTCTTTGGTAACAATTGGTCTATCATCACTATTGCCCTCTCCGATTAGGTAGCCGAGAACCTTGATACTTACTTCACTTGTGAACTGCCTCTCATCTTCGCCTAGATTGGCGACATTATTGGACTGTGTGAAGCCTTGGTCGATGAAAGCCTCGTAAAGATGACCATTTCTACGCATTATGAAAGAGTTTATTTGACCTGTTCTCGTCATAAAAGGTTGGGTTAGATCATTCATTTGTTGTTGGTATTCGGTCTTGACTATTATCTTGTAATCAAGATTGACGTAGATAGGGATAGGGATAGACAAAGTCTCAATAACAACCTTTTTGTTTACTCTCGGGAAGTATTTCTGTCTATCCCCTGATGTGTTTGTGCGCGTGTTACTTACTACAGCGAAGTTGCGAGTCTTATCTTGTTTGATTCTCTTGGCGATAGTCATGCGACCTACTCTGCCGTTGCGCTGATTTGAGAAGATCTGTGCCTGATAGCCCCCCTTTCTTGAAGGATCTTTTGTTATTGCTGTTCTCTCGACTGTAACCACGGGAAGAGTGATAGCACCAGAGCTATGATCGTCGGGCTCTCTAAGATCTCTGTTCTTCTTTATTTGAAATGCTCGCTCGGGGGTCTGCCATAAAACAGGCACGCGCTTGTAGCCTTCGTTTGTTGTTGTGGTGAGATCTAGATCTTCTTTAATCCAAGACATCATCGCATAGTCTATGTCCTCTATGCGAGAACCTAGCATTCCTATCTCTTGTAGGGTGAAGTCTTTCTTATCTTCTGGTAGTTGCGCGAAATCAAAGTTATCAGGTAGCATCGAATAGTCCCTTGCGTGCTCTCTTGCATGTAGCAGAGATTTCAAATGTTTGGTTTACTTGACCGAATAATCTTCTAGCAGAAGATAAGCCCATAATCTCATAGTAGAGATCCCCATAGAGAACAAAGTCTCCTTCGCGGACAAATAGATCTTGGTCTTCTGTAAGTCTGCGCTTGTGGAAGTGAACGGTGATCTTTGAGACATTATCCACTCCTACTGAATCTAGATAAGAAGTGTTGTCTTCGTCAAACTTAACTAGGGCGTAAACTCTTACGGGTGGTAAATAGGTTTTCTCTACTGCCTCACCATAAAGTTCGTGAAAGTTGGTTGTTTCCAGATCAATAGGATAGTAAAGGATCTGTTGTCCAATAACCTTTTCTACGAGTTCGTCGTTGACTTGCTTAACAAGATCACGTTCCTTCTTACCAAGAAAGAGTGGAGGAGGAGGTGATGCTGGTCTGGACCATTCGTTATCTGACATTTAATTATCCTACAAAGATGGGTAGCGGAGAGCGACGAAGAGTTTCTTCTGCTGCCGTGACCTTCTCTTGCTCTTTCTTGGAGAGTTCTGTGTATTCGATCTCTTTCAACATATCAGTCAGCTTCTGACGGAGATCGTCTTTTTCTTTTTGTGCCTCGGATAGAAGCGCAGAGTAGTTGAGAGTGACGGATTCGCCTGGGATTGGGACGGTCTGGAACTTGCCACGAATCTGCCCCAGCATCTCTTTACAGAGAGCGAGAGCATAGTTGCGAATCCATTGCTTACCCATAGAGTTAATGTTCTCGTAGGGGATGTTGTCGAATGGTAATGTGTTGATGTTGTTGACGCCTTCTACACCTGTGTTTACATCACCAGTCTCGCCCCAAGAGTTATCGGCTACACGGAAGCGGACCCAGATGCGGTTGAGGTAACCAGCGAAGTTGTCGTGTCCGCGTGGTGTTGGATAGAGTCTAAGCTTGTTGTCGAGAATCTCAAATGAGTAATGAGAGGTTCTTGTGTAAAGAGCATCTTCATACATTATTGCTTGTAGTTTGTTCTGCCAAGTTGGAATAATCTCAAAAGATGAGTCGTCAGCATACTGACCGTAGGTGGAGGCGTTGCCTGCGACACCAACGCCGCCATAGTAGCCATAGAAGCGCCACATAGCTAGTGGAGAGCGATAAAAAACTTTATCGATTATGACTCTGGAGTCTCCAACTTTTCCAGCATAAGGCACAGCATTGCCGTCGTCGTCCAATCCTGTTGCGGACGCGCCAGAGATGATAGATTGTAAGTCATAATCCTGTTGGTTCTTGACGGTTGTGAATGAGGCGGAATAGATTGGGGTTGTTCCACCGAATCCAGCCATTGTTGCTACAGCATCTCCTATCTTGTTTGCGTAAGATAGTGTAATTTTGGAATACTGTAGGTTAGTTCCGGCTGGACCAGACAAGGAATCACCTTTGTGATCGAATGTACCGGTGGTCTTTCCAAGAGCATCAGGCAGAATGTTTTTGCCTTGATGCATGTTGAGGATGTAAGAATACTCTAGGACTGCTTCTTCGTAGGCAGCGTAAACATTTGAGTCTGTTAATTCAATGTCTACAACATCACCACCCAATCTTTTGTAAACAAAGTCTACTTGTTTTGCTGCGCCGCTTAAGAAATAATCTGAGCTATTGTAGACTCCGAAAGGGACTGCGGCTGCTACATCACCGGCTGTTCCGGTCTGTGAGAGAATGATAGCGCTTGTTTGTGAGATGGGTTGTAAGTTTGTAGGCATTCATAGAGCCTCCTGTTCGTAGTAAATAGTGAAAGAACAAACAAAAGCCCCCTCACCTTGTTAGATGAGGGGGCAACAAACATTAGTTTGAATTACTCGGACTTAGCAGCCTTTTTTCTAGCGGGCTTTGCGCGTGGCGCGGCGGGTGCCTTTGCCTTTGCGGGTGCCTTGGCTGGTGTTTTTTTAGTTGTAGTTTTCTCTACTTTTGAAGA